TGGTAATGATTTGCTACGGTATGAGTATGAGTATTGTATGACCCTATAAATGAAGTTTTATTATTTAGAATCCCAGTTGCATTTTCGGTGCCTACATTTGTAACATTGGTTCCCTGATAAGCCATAGCAGAAACATTCTGTGCCGCAGAAGCTGCATTACTTGTCTGTCCGCCACCACTACCACTTGTAGCTCCTCCGCCACTTGCCGCCGCTGTCGAATAAGCCCTAAACTGACTAATCCTAAATGATAGCTTCACACTATTTATTGCAGTCATTTCCGATACAATCTCAAAATCAAGTTCAAATGGGAATGTAGCGTCTAAACTATCATCACCATTAAAGACATAAGTATTACGGAGTTCGTAGTATTTGTTGGCTGTTATTGTCCCTGCTGCAATCTTCGCCCCCGTTATGGCTAAAGCGTCAATTTTGGTAGTCGTTATTGCACTGGCTGCTATCTTATCGGCAGTTACAGCATTGACTGCTAACTGGTCAGCCCCAATAGCCCCTGCATATATTTCGTTAGCTGTTATGGTATTGGCTGCAATTTTTGCCGCTGTCACGGCTAAAGCTGCAAGTTGATCTGTTCCAATGGCACCAGCCTTAATCTGCCCTGCCTCTATGGTATTGGCTGTAATATCAGTTCCCACTACTGCTACAGTCCAAGCAGTTCCTGTATCTCTATATATCTTATTATCCGTCGTTAAAAATACTGTTCTCCCTTGAGTACCCGCTTCTGGCAATGTATCTACTACTTCAATCGGTTTGATTGTATCTGCAAATTTAGTTGCGTCTATTGCACTGGTAGCTATCTTTATAGCAGTAACAGCGTCATTTGCTATCTTTGAGGCAATAATTGCGGCATCTTCAATCTCTTCATCAGTTATTGAACCAGGCATCATGTGTCTTGTTCCTATGGCATTATTATGAATATTATTAGGCAATATCCTGCCCCTCAATGTATCGTTGATTTCCTGCAACTGAAACTTTATAATTCTCTGGTCTCCTAATAATTTTATTAATTCATCATATTCTACTTGAGTTAATTGTGGCATTATTCTAATCCTTCTCTTCGGCAAAAGTCTCAATTTCGTAGCACACCATATAACCTTCTATTGCAAAATAATATTTATCACTCATATAAGGTCGGGGAGTTAATGTTCTTGCCCTTTTACCACCACTACCTAAAGAAATCCTGTACCATTTCGTAGTATTAGCAGTTAAAGTCTTTTCGGCTAAACTCCAATCAGCGTCATTATCTAATTTATAATAAAATTTAAAGGCTGTTCCTAATGTGCTTTTTATCTTGACGAAAACCGAATACCATTGTTTGTAAACTTCGGGCATACCTAAATCCAAAGGTTCGATACTATCATAAGCAGTAATAGCCGAACCAGCGTCATCTAATCCTGAATCTATTTCGTAAACTTGACCCTCTGTGTTTGAACCTCCAAAGAGTCGAAGTCCATCCGTGCCTCTCGACCATTCACTAAAACAACTAAACGAATAATTATATACTCCATACGTTTTGTTTTTTAAATCTATATAAATGGCTTCGTTCGGAACGGTAGAACCCGTTTTCGGATAGCATAAAATATATTTATTATCCCAGTAGACTGCACAGGATAAATAAGCATAAGCGTCTACGATATTATCTTTTATATATTTATTGACTGCTTCACTGAATATCCCGCTTGTTACCCCATCAAAATAATTAATCCCGTTATAGCCAAGATAAACTATCAAATTATCACAATTTACATAAGACCTTATAGCTACACAACCTTCTGTCGAATAACTATTTATAAGCTCAAAATTATCTTCATCAGTGCCTACCAGTCTTTCAATACTATCTTCTGTCGCTATAGGCAAGGCGGTTAACTGTTCAAGTAAGCCCGTTATCTTCTGGCTGTTACCAGTCCGTAACCGCCAGAGTGGCGGGAAGTATTCCACATCGGAGATATAAGAAGGATAAAGATAATTATTATAAGCTAAATATAACCTACTTCTTCGTTTGGCTATTAAGTGAGAGGTTGTTTCGGGTGCGGTATGGTCGGTTGTCACTTCTGTCCCCAAAGTGCCATCTGCTTGTGTTAAATCTACGGTTATAGCTGTATTATTAGCTACTTCCTTATCAAAATAATAAATAGCACCATTAACAGATGTTCTGTATATATTTCGTTTAGTTACTTTTGCGTCACTTGAAACTACTATAGCTAAAGTAATTTTATCGTTAGCAGTACAAGCAATAGCGTCACTTACAGGGGAAGGATTGCTCTCATAGCCGTCCTCATCCACATAGGTATAGCAAACTCCATAATTACCAGTGCCTAAACTCCCGCCTGTGGGTGATGTCCCCGTAGGTTTAGCGGCAGGTGGAGTAATTCCTAATATTCTGACAAAAGTTCTGTCATATTTAAAAACCCCGTCATAACCGTTTAAAAAATAGCAAGTATTAAGGAAGTCACAGAAATAGGTATCTTTGTCGGCTGTAACAGTAAAGTCTGTCGTGCCGGTAGAATATAAGGCAGTACCCGCCCAGGGGGTAGTTTCGGATAGTTTATATATCTTGGTATTCCAAGAACATAAAAACTCTTTTAAATTAGCCTGTGTATAGAACCTATGAAGCCCAGTTATTTTATGCCCTTCACCTAATGAGGTTAAATTATATTTCGCATAGCCTGCACGCTTGACAAGTTGGCCATAGACGTTAAAGCTCAAATTATGTAAGCCATCGGGTTTGCGGGGTAATTGAGATAGTTTTATATCTGATGGAGATAAATTATCCAAAGCCTTCCAAATTTGTTTAGACATAAGACCACCTTTTTAGAATGTCGAATGAGGACGGGCAGGATTATCGTCGGGTATCATTCCGTAATCCTCATCCCGGTCCTCTAATAATTCCCCTTTCATTTCGTTAAGGCCTACCCAAAAACTGCCTACTTTTGGAGCTAAATAAAAGCTAAACTTTGCCATTTCATTCTTTTTCTTCCAGCACATACCCACCGCATAATCAACTATTAGATAACGATAGCCTATTGTCCGGTAATCGGCATCAAAGGGAGCAGTTCCGGCGGCAAGTTCATCGGGCATCTTAACCCCGTAAATCCTGACCGTATCACCTGCTGAAATTTTTTGATCAAATCCCAGCATATCACCCCTTAAATAATATAAAGAGGGAGTGCCTGAACCTTCCAACCAGTCTTTATTGTAATCTTTGATCCGTTTGATACTGCTTGCCGAACAGACATCGTCATTGTAATAGATACCACCGTCATCAATGGCTATAAAACTGGAAGGCAGTAATATTTCCCGCTCATCTACAATCTGAGCCTCACCGGTGCCTGCTGTGCCAGCAGTTAGGGTAACTTCCCAGATCATACTTACCATTTTTACTTTTGCACTCAAAATTTGGTGACCCTTCTTTAATTGCCTCTCAATATAGTCGTCAGTCCAAAAACCTTCTGTCGTTTCGTTAATTATATCTCTAACGTCTTCGACTAAATCAGTTAAATTAGCCAGTATTTCCGCCATTTAGTCCACCTTCTTTGTAATCTTTCCAGACGATTTAATCATTAACTCTAAATCTGATTTGACCAAATCAATCTTATCTTCTAATTCTTTAAGTTTAGCCATTATTTTATTAATAGCTGGTATGAATTCTCTTTCAAGATCCACTTGAATAGCCATAATAATCCCCCTTTCTTATAGTGAATAGTAAATTATATAACTTCCCTCTGCCGCCGACATCTCAGCATGGATACCGATAGAACAGAACAAACCTTTCCCTGGGAACATTAGATTAACAGTAGGATTCGCAGCATCGGTAGTAACCGAACTTGCCCTTAAAAAAGCCACCGCAACCCCACCCGCACTAAGATAATCATAGATAGTTAATGTACTTATTTTAGCAATAGTTCCCGTATAAGATACTCCTATTAGATGACAAGGTCCTGTAAATATAAGAGCATCATCTGTTTTTAATCCACTTGATTTAATTACCATATTCTCACTTCCTTTTCTTTTTCTTTTTAACTCTTTCAGGTAATTTCTTAATATTCTTTGTGGCATGCGCCCACTCATCGAACTTCTTCTTGCTTATCTCGCCACGACTTAACATTGCCCCGAATTTACGAAGCTGGCTTTTCGATCGGAAAGGCATTTTGACTACCCCCTTCTTTCAGAATAATATTTATTAATAGAGGATTCTCCTGAATAAACTTAACTAATGAACGAGATAACGCATTTACTTCTTTTTCTTCGAGAGGGTTAATTTCCAATTCACCAAAGGAAGCGTGATAATATTCGTGTATAATTGTTTCTAACTGGTGTAGGAAAGAATTACGAGTAGATATTTTGAAATAACTACCACTATAACATATCATTCCTTCACGTTCCTTCCCCTCTAACATAACCTTTTTTTGGTATATTACTTTGTATGTAGAATAGAGAGTTTTGACCTCTTTTATATCTAAATTCATTCCTCCCCTCCTACACTGTCCCGGTAGAAGGGTGACAGTAATAGTTCTAAATTACCTTCAATTGATTCGTCTACTACAAACATTTTTCCTCCTTCCTTTTTTATTCTTCTATTAATTTACCTAATTGAACCAGTGTAAATGGCTTTAAAGTGATATCGCCTAAATCAGCTAACTTAATCGGATTGAAGTTAATATCAAATTCTACTTTGCCTAAATCTGCCATCTGCTTATTAAATTCTTCTATACTTGTTTCGGTTAGATCATACTGTTGCGGTTCGATTAACTTATCCTTTTTATCCTTCTTGAATGTAGGTTTACCGTCTTTATCTTTAATAGACAATTTCTCTACTAATTTAACCCTTGTACTTTCCATTGCTTTGTATTCAACGCCGACCTTGTCAAGAAACCTTGCCAGCCAGTAAGCCGTTTTTACAGGTAATTCTTTCGCCAGAATTACATCAAGCCCACCCTGCATTGCCTTCACTTCATTTAAAGTAACTTTCATTATTTTTCCTCCTTTTGGAAATATTGCGGTGTTTAAGGCACACCGCAAAGCCTTTAATTGTTAGTTACTTGAATACTGTGATGCTTGCATTAATATGTCGTAAGCTACACCATCAATTCTGCATCTTAAAGCGTGAGTAGGAGCAGTATCTTTGGTTAAATGCCATATAGCTGCTGTATCATCTACTGGAGTACCCATTCCAGTGAGGTCAAGTAAAAATCCATTAGTTACAAAGTTAGCTGATGTATTGCTTGCTGCGGCTCCTACTTGTGCATGAATAAAAGCAACTACATTAGATCCAGACCAATTTTCAGGGCATATTAATTCAAGTTCTGCAACAGCATAATTTCCAGATGCGGGCATAGCCTGACCCATCATAGTCATTTCAGCACAGAATGCAGAACCAAGACCTGTTACACTACCAGTGGTCGAAAAATCAATAGATGCTTTAAGAGCATTCGCCCAAGCACCAAGTGCAACATCAGTTTCCATATTTACTCTTACACGTCCACCTACTTGTCCAGCACCAGTCATAACAGTATTAATTAAAACTGGTTCAAAACTTGAAGAGGCATTAACTGAGGCACAAGTAGAGTAAATTGATATTGCCTTGTCGGTGTATAGAGCAGTCCATGCAGTTGTGGAATCTCCTACATTAATAGCAGGTTTACCAGCCACAGGACTAAACTTAATACTCTTAATCTGCATACCACCAAATACATCACTTGAATCATAAGCTAATGCTGCGTATAATTCCCCTTTACCAAAGCCCTCTCCTATGTGTTTACTAATTGTTTCTGACATTTAAAAATCACTTCCTTTTTTATTTTACGCAGGCGGGAGTTTCGTCCCGCCCGCTTCCTATTGTGTTATAAGATTAGTTAACTCGTACAAGTTATTGCATCGCTATGCACTACTTTGCCATTAGGTAACACTACATTCAAATAACAAGTAGTTGTAGTAGCACCATCAACAGTTACATCAATACTTCCATCATCTTCTGATATAGCCATCCAATAATAAGTAGCTAAAAGTATTAATACATCACCATCAGTACCTTTGGCAATAGTTGTAATAGCAGCAGGTGCATCTCCAGTAGCATCACTCGATGTATATATATAAAAAACACCTTTAACTTTTAAATTATTGCCAGCAAAATCCTTTAATTGGATAGCTACAGCACAAGTGGCAGCGGCAGTACCTACGGTTATATCCGCGTCATAAGCACAACCTATTTCAGTTACCCATTCCATTACAGTCATCTCCTTTCAAAGAGTATTTTACACAGGTGAGGCAATAAACCCCACCTGCTTATTTAATTTATACAGTTGTCGGAACGTTATAGATATTTACAATATTTGCTCCGTTTAACACAGTAGGCGCACAAAGTTCATACCAGCCCATAGTTCCGTACATAGCTAAAGGATTGGTTGTTGCTTCTACAGGTGGACATAAGTAAAACTTCTTATCTATACCGCTAACTCTGACGTTACCAAAGGCGTTTTTGCCAAAGATGGAAATAACATAAACTGCTCCGCTTGCCACATAAGTGCCGATAGTACCGGCAGTATGTCGGTAAGGGTTATTATCCTTATGGAAACGTACCCCAAAGATTTCTCCGTCTAAATTACGATATAAGTCTTTAGGTGCAGCATAATGCTTCATATTAATCCATTCACTATCTCTCTGGAAGTCATACTTCTGTAATGGAGTATAGACAGAATGGTAATAACCATCATCGAATACGGCAGACCCGTTAGATTCTAACAGAGCTACTGCTTTTCTGATTAACTCAACTGATACGGTGTCGGCAGTAGTTAAATCTGTAGTAGATACTAATCTTACAAGATCGCCTGCCGCTGGTGCATGGTCTAATGCTGATACAGTACCGGTAGTAGTAGCAGTAAAAGTTATTTCTCTTACCTGTCCGTAATTTTTGCCGGATATAAATACTATTATCCCTTTTTCAGTATTAACTACTCCACTTAATGCAGCAGACCAAATAATTGAGGTAGTGGTGCAAGCAGCGGAAATAGTTCTTTCACCTGAATTTGCAGCATCAGCATCGGCAAGTAATCCTATTCCACCTTCTGCTACTTTCTCCCAGATCAATGAGTCGATAGTGCTTGCGGCTGACTTACCCTGTTCTACCGCAGTCTCAGCCATATCCTTGTCCATACTGGTAATCCAGAATTTCTTTGATGGTTCTACGTAGTCTCCATATTCTTTTACTGTTGCTGATACGGTATTACCGTAAATCTTGGTTGCAGAAGGGTTAGTACCTTCAGTTAATGGATCCCTTTTCAAGCCAAAAGGTGCGACTCTGGTAAATTCTACAGTGTCACCGGCATTTTTGGGTATCTCGGCATTCTTCTCTCTTGCGGCAAATTGGTCAAATACTACAAAGTTTTCCTTACCCTGCAAGAACTTGCCCTGGTAATAAGTCTTGTTAAACTTGTGCGAGGTTGTTATTGTTCCAGTATCTGCGAATACTCCTAATATAGGAAATAACGGAAACATTAACACCCTTAAAAATATTCTACTTAAAGTTTTCTTAAAGTTCATAAGAGTTTCATCTCCTTTAATTTAATTTTTTTTGTTTTCCTCTTGTTTATAGGAGATGTTTCTTTCTTATAGCCTTTCTTCCACAGAGTATCCTTTTTACAGGGCTGTTTTAGAGGTGTTGCTTAGAATTATCCATCTTCTTTTTTCCCCTTTATTTATCTTCTTTTTTCCATATCGGATAATACTTGATTCCGATATTCAGGATCGTCTTCCATTCGGTCAGCGTCATATACTGGTGCTGACCCTGTTGACGGGGTTTCCAGGTCACTAAGCCCGATATTACCTGCCTGCTTATTAGTCTTAATTTCTTCTATAAGCTCTTTTTTGACCTGTTCACGCAATTTTTCTCTTTCTTCTTTCTGTGTTTTTCCAAAATCTGATGCTGATAAATCATGGTAAGCCTGTTCATAAGCCTTAGTTTTATACTGATTGAAATATTCGGGATTCTTATTTAGAAATTCCTGAACCTTCTTCCGGTCAAACTTTATCGGGAAATCTTTATATTTATCTTCCAGGTCCTTATAAAGTTTTTCCCTTCTTCTTTCCATGTCACCTTGATAAAAGGGTGCAGTCTTAGCACTGGTTAACTGGTCAACATAATCTGCTAATTTTTGATTATAATCTAATAATTTTCTCAATGCCTTCGTTGGATCATCATAATATTCGGTATCGCTTATGACCGGAGCTTGGGGCCTTTGAGGCAAATTGCTTGGCTGCTGAGATTGTTTTATAGCCTCTTCTTCAATCTTGGCAACCTTTTCTTCTAATTTTATTCTTTCTTTTGCCCCTTCCCTTAATTCTCCGATCTCATCACTGCGGCTCTGAATAAACTTTTCTTTCTCGTCTAATAATTTAACCAATTCTTCGGCTGATTTTCCCTTGTATCGTTCAGGTAATTCTACTTTAGGTTCTACTGTAGGTTCTTCTGCCTTCTCGGGAGCTTCAGGATTATTCTCTAGATCGATTAATCTTTTAGCCTCCTCATCTGTCAGTTCTTTTCTAATATCAATTTGCTTTTCGACCTTCTCGGAAGGGATAGTCTCCTTTTTGGGAGCGTCCTTTTTGAGGGTATTGTCTTTAGTGGCCATTTTGATATTACTCCTTTCATTTTTATTTATAATAATAATGTTGGTTTTACATATACTTGTTTAGTATTACCTTCATTATCAATAACTAATTTTTTATTTACTAATTCACTTTTATCTATAACTCTTAAAAAATCTGTCTTTACTTTTGGATTTTCTACTTCAATAATGAGAGGTTCTTTATCGTTTTGTTCCATCAAAAATTTCATACCTTTCCTAATCGTGTCGGCAGTAATCTTTTCACCCATCATTTTCCTCCTTCCCCTTTTATCCTCTTCAACTCCTGCTCATCCTCGTAAGCAGAAATCTCGGTATATTTTAATAAGTCTCTAAAATCTTTAATCCAACCCAGTATCTTTCGGCAGGCTTTAATATTTGTTAAGTCATCATTCTTTTCGTCTTTTAATTCTTTATCATATTTTTCTTCTGACTTCGCAAGAAAATCCTCTATGATCTTCCACCCTGGCATAGTCGTTATTTTTTTTAAAC